TGCATTAATTGCTGCTAAATCTGCGGGTATAGCTTTATCAAAAGTTTTTATTATTGATATTTGGTTAATAGTTAAATTTTTTGCACAAATATTAACCCGTTGTATATCATCATCAATATATTCTGAAAATGGGATAGTAACACTTATATAATTTGTAGTACCGCCACTTACATTAAAATTCATTAACGCACTAAACGAAGAAAGTCTTGAAGTTTCATTATCTACATAATCATAGTAGTAACACATTTGGTAAGCCTGTGATGCTACAAAATTTTGTAAAAAACTATAATCATTTTGTTTTGAAGCCGTAGGATTATAATACGGTGGTCGTCTAATTACCGTTAAAGTAGTATATGCAATAGGTAATGAATACGGTGTTGCTGAAGTAACGTAAGAAGATTGATTAGCTTTAATTGCCTTGTCTAAGTTTATTTTTTTAGGCTCATTATAATTATCAGTCCAGTATAATACCCCATTTACTACTTTACAGTTTCTATCAATTCTGTAATTTTTGTTGAAGTTTAACCCGCCTGTTACTTGGCTATCGTATATTACCGCATATATTTGTTGTGCTGTAAAATCATAAACATAAATACCGTGGTCATTTGAAGTATTACATATAAACCAAACCAATCTTTTACCTTCAATATCAATACAGCTACCTATACATATATTGTTTCCATAAGGGGGATATTTATTATTTGTTAATTGCGTTGTTCCGGGGATTGATTCTATTCTTTCATCTTTACCATTCTCACTTATACTTACCCTACCATTTTGTAAATTCAAATAATCACCCGTACCCAATAATCTTGTAGTATCATCATTATTAATTCCCCCGCCTGAAAATATTTTCTTTTCTACTATCATTACTTAGGTGATTGAACTCTGTTTTTCTGTACAATTCGTTTTAGTACATTCAAATCAAGGTTAGCCATTCTAGCCCTTAATATTTTTCTTTGCCCTAAATATTCTTCTTTTGCTCGTTCTTTCTCACCTTCCGAATAAGTCCTATTTTGTTCTTTCATTTGCCACATAATATAGGCTTCTATTGTCGCTTGTGCATAGGCATCAATCGTTGAAGCTGCATCTACATTTTGCCCGTTACTTATATAAGATAATACTACTGTATTTACTTGTATGTGTTCGTTTAATTGTATTTGCTTCCTTTCTTTTATTACCTTAAATGTGTCGGTTTGGTTACCCGCACCAAACCCAAAAAATCTACCTGTAAATTCTCCATATTCATTAAAACTATTCATATACCAAAATATCGGAGATAGTATATTATAGTAAAATACGGGGTCGTTTTGTTCGGTAATATTTTGAGAATATAATTGTGGTGTAAATGTTGTATCGTAGTTATAAAGCGGGTTAATACTTTCTTCATAAACCAATGGTCTTAGCTTTTGCCCTGCCATTACATTTAATGAAACATAATCAACATAATCACTAGGTAAATCAACTGCGTTTACTGAATTTACTGTTAATATTTTTGTATTTATTACTTGCAAATCATCAAATGTTAATTCACGAAGTACATCTTTCCCCGCTAGTAATGCTTGCATATACCAATGTAAACTATACCCCTTTCTAAGAAGTATATTCCTTACCATTTTATCTAAACTTGTTACATTCATTTCTGATTAGCTTGATTAGGTGGTGGGTAATTTGTTACTACTGAAGGATCTGCTTGTATCGGTTCAAATTGTTTATATAAAGTATCTACTAGCATTGCTTCCATATCACTAGGTATTGGCAATATATCTGTTTCCCCGTATAAACTCATATCAAATACAACTAATTGCATATCTACCTTACTTATACCCATTAATGTAATATCCTTTGAATAAATTACATTAATCCCATTTACTTCATAACATATTTGCCCTAATAAGTCATTTAACAAATCATCTGATTGCAATAATTGTCTTTGCCCTCTTTGAAGTGGTATAAACGAATTTTTATTGGCGTAAGTTGATAAAGATTGTGCGGGAGCAATATCATAAACACCCATATTTCTAATTAAAGAAATAGGCATAGCGGGTAATATTGACTGTGAACCCCTTGAAGTTGAAGTAACAGTAATATCAGAATAAGAAGCCAACATTAAGTTATCGGGTATTGTTTCCCCTTGCTGTAATGTTGTGGTAAAATGTTGTGTTCTAAAAGTAACATTTATAAGCTGTTCTAGTGCCTTATAAATATCTTCAAACTGAACAATATCAGAAATGGAAGGATAGCCGCCACTAAGCCTATACATTACTTGGTCGCATAATATTCTCTTAGTGCTATTTGCCATTATTCAGTATCTTTTTCTTGTGTAAATCCGTATTGGGTAACTGTATTTTCATCTAAGTTTATACCCAATGGTTTTAACGCACGATTAACAATATTATTTATATAGGCATCTGAAAATTCTATTTGTGTACTTGAATTTGGGTCGTAGGTTAAAGTTCTGCCTACTTGAATAAAACCTAAAACGGGTATTGCAGGTCGCCTCATATAAGAATAAAACCCCGTCTGTACTGATTGCGGGTATATCTGAAATCCCCCGCTAGTATCTATTGCTATTGGGTTTGTTAATTTTACCGCCCTTAATTGGTTGGTAAGTGCCGTAGGAAGTTCGTCTGGCTCAACAAATCGTATTTTATTAACGGAACTACCTGTTACAGTAAATACGCCCGCTAAGAGGTGCAAATAGTCGGATTGATAAGATACATTGCCCCCACTATCACAAGTAAACTGATAATTAGTTACTTTAAATGGCTTCAATCCGTCGTGTATAGTCTGATTAATACCATATACTTTGAAAAGTTCTTCGTATAGTTCCATTTGTGCTATATCCATATTTTGGCAGAACTGCGAAGGGGTAACAAAAACGCCTCTTTCCTTACGGATTATGTAAAGATATTCATTGTAAAGGTCGTTTATATTTCTACTTGCCATACTTCCAAAGTCCGTTTATCCTACGTTTTTTAATAAGAAAAAAAGCCTGTTCTTCAAAGTTGTATTTTTCAAGGTATTTTTCTTCAAATGAAACTACATCCCCCTTTTTTAATCCTAAATCTTCCCCGCCTGAATAAACTTCAGCCCTATCATAAAACCTTGCTTTTACCATATTATCGGGTAATTCAATGTTATTTAACTTTCTTATTTGGTCGGTGTAATCTATCTCTATTGGCTTTAACATTACCCTATCCCCGATTGCTTCCCATTCATCACCTACTTTTTTTGCAAATATTTCAGGATAATTACATTTCCAATAAGATTCACCGTCAATATCTACTAAATTATTAAACACATACCTATCTGTTTTACCCATTGAAAACTGTGCTAACCAACGGTTTAGGTCGCTTTCTGTACCTTGCATACCGTCTATTACTTCCAATTTTTTATTTTGGTAAACACCTACCCATAACTTACCGATAGCTTTAGGTATAGCCCTAATTAATAGCCATTCCCCCTGTGGGTTTGTGTATTTTTTTACAAATGGGTTATCATGCCCTGAAACGTCCATAAATTGAGCCTTATCACTAGCAAAAGTAAAATCACTTACTACTTTGTAGGAAAAAGCTATTTTGTCGTTTGGGCTTAATTTTGATGCAACTGAATCATATTCAGGCTTATGGTACTGTGAAACGGAAACTACCGTACCTACCGAAGTTACGTTGTAGTTTTTCTCGTAAGTGGGGTCTAAATAAAGGGTAAAACCGCTATCCGTAGTTATCTTATCTACAAATTCTGCTTCTATGGAAACAAGTAATTTATTAATAGGGGTCGGTATCGGCATAATAATATTTACGCCAAATTTAAGGTATTTTTAATATTCCAAACAAAAAAACTATTTCTGAACAATATCAAGCTGTTCTTCCCTTAAAAGTAACAGTTCTTCATCACCAACCATTATAGGGTTACCAATACCTGAAGTAAATACTATTTTATCCCCGGGCTTAACTGCTTGTACACGTTCCCCAACTGAAACAACTTCGGCATGGGTATGTGATTGTGCTATAATTGATTTCTCTAAAATTATACCTGATTTTGTCTTTTTTTCACCTTTTTGCTTAATTTCTCTTACCAATAAACGGTCAAATAATGGCTGATATATCATTTTTATTTTATTTAATTTGTCAAATATAGTGAATTACATTGATTTATAAAGTCTAAAACTTTCTTCTATACCGAATAGATTTGCTTTAAAATCTCCTTGTTGTGTAGCTGTCATATCTTTCCAAAGGTGTTTTGTTTCGATTATTTTAGATAATAATAAAAGCCAGTCGGTATTTGCTATCCTTTTTTCAAAATAAGGTAGTGCATTTTTAATTGAATCGTAACTTTTATAATCCCATTCAAAATGTAAAACTTCCATTATTTCATCCTCTACAATAGCATCTAAGCAAAAATCTAATCCGTATTTAGGTTTGGTAGCAATAAGTTTTAATAGCTTACTGTTATACTTTGATAATCGTCTTATTTGCTTTTCTGCTTCCCCCCTAAACCCATATCTCACTACAAAAAAACTATGGTCTAAATGAAAAATATCGTTGTGAGTGGTTTGCGTAACCCATTTTTGTATAGCTGCAAACCACCCACCGTCTATCCCACTTTCTTTTGCAAATACTTCTTTAAATGAAAGGTGTATGTTATTTGCCTTATAAAACTCTTGTTCTATTGGTAAACTTTCGTACCCTTCTCTATCCCAATTATCTAGGTTTGCATTAACAATTAAATCTTCATTCTCTAAGGGTTTACTTAAATAAGGATTGATAGGTATGTTTAATTTATTAAATGCAAACATAAATCGTTATTTTTTAGATTTAGTGGTATCGTTATATTCTTTGTATTGTTTTGATATTTCAAATTGAATGGTATCAATGGTAGGTATAATGGCTGATATTTCTCTACCTTTTAATTCTGATTGTGGGAGTATTTGTTTTAGTAAGTTTTCATGTTCATAAATAGTTATTACTTGCTTTTCTGAAAACTTATAAGTGTGTTCAGGTGTGAAAGATACGATTAAAATTAATGCGGTAATGACGCTAAACGTAAGTAGTTTTTTCATTTTATTTTTTATTTGTGATTTTACCTTTTGCGGGATTCCCGTTATGTTCCATTACATATTTAGCCATTTTAGCTATTCCGGGTTGATTGTGTGTTGATTGATTTAATCGGTATTCAAACCATGTTACGGGTACTCCATATCTTGATTTACCATGTTTAGGGGTACGGCTAACTTCAACCCCAAACGGTCTTTCTATTGACCTGCCTATTTCTCTAGGTAAATTAGTCAATCCTATTGTATTAAAACAGGTTTTTATACTCAATACATCACCCGATAACAATGATTTTATTAAGGCTGTTTTAGCGTTCATTTTACTTTATTAAGCATTAAAACAAATATACCTTTCTTTACATTAGGTACGTCATGTATTTTGTTGGATATTATAAAGTGTGATTCATTTCTTCCTTCCTGTACTATTACAGTATCATTTACTTCAAAATCTACATAGTTACTTATTAATATACTATCTGATTCAGATACTTCTAAATAGTTGGGGTCTGTTTTGGGTAATAGATGTGTCATTTATGTTTATTTTTTTTGTTAAATCAAAATTAATTAATACCTACTATACAATCACCTTAAAATATGATTAAAATATTTTAGTTAGTACTTTCCTATATCTTTCATTCCTACCTCTTAATCTATAATTATAATACCTTAACCCACCAAAATACTTAATTATAGGTATATTTAGTCTGTTTAGTAGGGTTATTTGATTTTTGGTCATTGGGTTATATTAGGGATAATTGTTGGGTTTCAAGTACGGCATTATTTACGTTTTTCTTAGCCAAATCAAAATATGACTCTTTTAATTCAAATCCTAATCCTTTTCTACCCATTTTAATAGCTTGATAAACTTCGCTACCAATACCCATAAATGGAGTAAATACGGTATCCCCTTTATTGCTGTAAAGATGAATTAATCTTTCAATCGTATCTAATTGAAGGGGGCAAATGTGTTTCTCGTCTTTTTCATCCCGACCGTTTCTATACCCTTGTAATGTGTTTCCATAATCAATATCCATCCAAACGGGGCTTGCATATTTTTGCCATAAATCTACTGGCAAATCTGTATTTGTTACTGGATTTTTTCTTTCACCATCTTTCCTAAATATCATTACATAATCAGGAATACCTACCCTACTCATTGTACTATCTTTTTTAATTTGCTTATGCAGCAATCCCAATGCCTTTGTTCTTTGCATTTCTACTACAGGGTCTTTCCAAATAGTAACACGACTAGCATAAATAAAACCCGCTTCTTCAAATGCTTTTAAAATCATTCCACTAAAATCTCTTAAACCTATAAAACCTTCCTTACCCTTCTGAATTGGTAAGTCCATACAATGCACAGCTACATTCCTACCACTTATCAAAACCCTGTAAAGTTCCCTTATTAAAAAACCAAATTGAGTGAGAAACTCATTGTAATCTTTTGAATTACCCATATCTTCCACATGAGAACTATATGTATAAAGTTCGGCAAATGGGGGGCTAAATACAGATAATCCTACACTTTCATCGGGTACATTTTTTATTAATTGAACGCAATCACCACGTTTAATAGTGAAATATTTATTACTTTCTTCTTCAATATTATAGTTCCCTTGTTTCATTAAATGACCGTTCAAATTTTCGTTTATTGCTGTTGCCATTTCTTGTTGCATAATTTCAAATTGTTTTTGTTTATTTCGGATAGATTGGTTTACGTTTGCCATTGTATCGGTAGTAATAAGATGAATATTTACTTCATTTTTTTGACCGAAACGATACGACCTTCTTATTGCTTGATATAGACCTTAAAAACTAAAATCTAATGAAGCAAATATTTGATTATTACAATTTTGCATATTAATTCCATATCCCAATATTTTTGTTTTAGATATTATAACTTTCCCTTTTTTATTAGCCCCGCAAGTACATAATTGTTTTTTCGAGTAATCCGATATTGTCTTTAAATTTTCCGATTCCTTGATTGCAGTTAATACACAACAACCCTCTGACTTTTCCTGTTTTGTGACAGTGGTCAACATGAAGTCTTTGTTTGGTTGTAATAAGGGCGGATTCTGAACCGCAAACGGCACATTTATTATTTTGCTTATTGAGCAATTCATTGTATTCCTCAAGTGTGATTCCGTATAATTTTTTGAGTAAGTTTCTAATTCTGGTTTGAGGATTCCGTTTTGATGTTTCTTTAACTTGTCTTTTTGTTCGCTCTCTGAACTCTGAATCATTTTTATATTTATCACGCTGCCATTTTCTTCTTCTTTCAATATTTTCTGCATGATATTGTTTTGTTCTTTCTTTGTTTTCAAAATACCATTTTCTATTATACTCTTTTTTACGCTCATGCCATTCTGTATCTGATTCTCTTTTAATTCGTTGTAATTCTGCTGCTCTTTTATTTTTTGACTCTTTATTTTTTTTGTACCATTCTCGGTTGTACTGTTTTCTATATTCTTTTTCGTTTCCCTTGTATTGCATATACACTCATTATTAGTGAACCATAAAGATAATAATTCTTTCAGTTCATTACTAAGTTCACCTGATATTTCTTTTGAATTAGGTATTAACTTTCTTAATATATCGCCTTCAATATTTTGTTTTATCCAAATAATTACATCTTCACCATTTTTAGATTTTTCTAATGCTAAATCGGCTGCTTTTTGTAGTCTTTCATTAAGTGTTAATCTAAGTTCCTGATTAAAATTTGTTGCAGATATAATTGCATCATTGAATAATTGACCGTTATCCCTTTTTTGTGTTTTTATTTGGTGTTCTAAAATATTTAAGCTAGGTAATTCATATCCATCCATTTTAAAACCAATATCACCGGGGTTATTTAACATTATAGCCCATGTACCTATAAATTGGTAGAATAATTTTATAGCATGACCTTTCAACCTCCATTTTGCAGTTTCACCGCCATCATGCACAAAATACATTGCTAACATTTCATTCCTACTCATTACATCTAAAAATTCAGAATGATTACCTAATTCCATTGGGTCATTTGGTGAAGGGGTTGCAGTACAAGCTAATTTATACGGAGTATCTTTAAACTTTTCAATAATTAAATTTTTTGTAGCACCTTCAAAGTTTTTTAAAATAGAACTTTCATCCAATACTATGCCACCAAATATTGATACATCAACATTATCTAATTGGTCATAATTTGTTATCTGAACATGGAAATTACTCCCGTCATATTTTTTTACTGGAACATTAAATTTAACCCCTTCATTTATCGTTTGACCTGCAACCGCCAAAGGGCATAATATTAATACTGGCTTTTTTGTTTTTATATTAACGTGTTTAGCCCATTCAAGTTGTTGGGCTGTTTTACCTAACCCACAATCTTCAAATAAACCGTACTTACCCGCTTTCAATGCTCTTTTAACACAAAACTTTTGAAACGGGAATAACTTATCATTTAATTCACTTTCATCAATATCAAAACCTGATAATGTTACATTTTTTTGCTTTTTTTCTAAAAATAATTCATATTCTGTTTTTTTCATTTTGCTTTTTTATTTTATGTTTTTAAAATGGTTCTTCATCAGATGGAACAAAATTTGATTTAGGTTTACTACTAAAAGTACTCATTAGTTCATCGTTGGTATGTGTGCCTATTTTCATTGTTGTGCCGGAAAAACTCATTGCAAAATTTTTGCACTCCCCGTGTCTATTTTTATCTAGCTTGCCTATACATAAGTTTTGTACGGGGTACTCTATGCCACCTATTATTGATGGTTCTGTAAAACCATATTTTTCAGGACGCATAAGGAATAAAACTTCATCCGCATCTTGTTCAATACTTCCTGATTCTCTTAGGTCTGACATTTGAGGCATTTTATCAGGTCTTTTTTCAACTTCCCTACTTAATTGGGATAATGCTATTACTGGCATCTGAAGTTCCCTAGCTAGTTCTTTTAGCCCCCTTGTTACTTCGCCTATTATTTCATTTCTGTTTTTATTTCTTGAATCTACCCCTGAAATTAATTGCAAATAATCCACAACCAAATACTGTATATCGTGTTTTCTTTTAAGGATATTAGCCCTAGTTCTTATTGACCTTACATTTATCGTTCCTGAATCTTCTATAAATATCGGTGAACGTGCAATTTTATCTAAACTATTATAAAATTTTGGTTCTACATCAGAAAATATTTTACCATTTCTTATAAATTCATGTGGTAAACCTGAATCTATTGAAGCCAATCTACGGGTAAGCTGTATTCCATCCATTTCCAAACTAAACCATGCACATGGTAAATTATTCAAAATAGAACAATTATGTGTTATTGACATGGCTATCGCTGTTTTCCCTTGGGATGGTCTTGCGGCAATAATAAACAAATCGGGAGCAACCAATCCACTACAAATTTTATCAATCGGTTCAATACCTGTTTTTATACCTAAAACTCCCGTTTGTTTAATTGTTTCGTATTGGTCATAAACTTTCCCCGAATAATAGTTCATATCCTTAACTTGCCCTTTTAGGACTAATTCTTGGGTATTTATCAGTTTATTATCAAGTTTATCATATAATTCAAATGAATCGGTACTATCGTCATAAGACTGATTTATAGCCGTCATTCCCATTTCAATTAACTGCCTTTTCAAATAAAGCTGCAACAATATCCGGCAATGGGTTTCAATATTGGCAGATGAAACGACCTTATTTGTGATTTTTGTTACCCCATAAGCCCCCCCTGCTTGCTCTAAATACCCCATTTCTTGCAATTCCCGGCATACGGTTGATACGTCAATGCCTCTATTTGCGTCATACAGCCTCAATACAGCCCTGAAAATTAAAATGTGAGCATCTGTATAGAAAACTTCCTTAAACACCAAATTTAGCACCACAGGAAGCGAAATAGGCTCAACCAATATTGCCCCGATAACCATTTCCTCCAATTCTTTTGAATTTGGGGGTACTTTTGCTTTCAATAATTCCATTTATTTCAAATTTATTGCAGGTTCCTTTGGTTTTTCTTTTACTTCCAACTGTGAAACGACTAACCCGTATTTGTTGTAATGATTGACAAAATGCCTTTTTAACCCACCGCAATCCTTAAAATCTTCTTGTAAGGTAAGTTTTGTTGTAAATTCTTTCATGCACTTGAATAAATCTTTATCCTTTAACCCCTTTTGCATACAAAAACTTTCACGCCACCTACTATCGTTTAAAAATTTATTAACCTCAATACCCCAATTAAACGGTTTTTCAATTTCTGATTTTATTTCTATTTTTTTTTCTCCTTCGGTAGTATTATTTACTATATTATTCTTTACTATACTATCCTTTATAGTATTACCTTCGTTATTCGATTGTAATACGTTCGTATTTTTATTATTGGTAACCAATAACTTACGTTTCCTTTCTTCCTCCCAACGCTTATTTATAGATTCTTTTGCCTTATCGCTTTTATCTTTCCTGATTGATAACCTTTCTACGGCTGTATTACTCCAAAATTTCTCTTTATTTACTTCAAATAAACTAAAATCGTGTATTACGGACTTTACAATTTCTTCATTCGTTCGTAATTCAAATGTAATACGTTCGTAATCTAGTTCGATAAAGCCATTTTCTTCATAAAGCATTTCGACAATACACCAGTAAATACCAACCCCCTCCATCCCATGTTTCATGCGAAGTTTCAATATCTTTCCATCAGAGCGTGAATTATAATCATGCGAAAACCAATGGGTATCCTTAGCCATTCTACTAATTAATAGGGGTAAAATAAAAAAGACTTTAACTATTTTTTTAGATAGTAAAGTCTGTGTTGAGTTTGCGGGAAATTACGGATACTTCTTGTTCATTAAATGTATCTCTTTTACCGTATATTTTGTTTGAAAACTTTGAGTCGGACATTTTTATGCCGGATTCATTAAGTGCGTGTATTAAGTACCCATTAGTTACCCGTTGGCGTTTTACCTCCTTTCGGATTCTTTCGCCTACATATTCATGCTTTTTAGCCATTTGTTACAGATTTTGCACAAATATAAATATTACTTCCAAAGTAAAAAATATTTTTTTGTTTAAATGTTTTTATTTTATTTTGTCCTTTCAAACCGTATGACCCATACCCAAAAGAATAACATATACCTACTAATGAAAAAATTAAATTTAATAATGGAAGTTAATGGTAGTGTATGGAAATGGGATTATAGTATTGATAAACCAATTAAAATTAAGTAGTTGGCGTATAATTCAACAATAATATCTAAGAAAAAAGTTTGTGTAAACTGTGGTAAAAAAGACTATTGGTTTTCAAATAAAATGTGCAAACAATGTGCTACGGTAGTATCTACAAATAAAAGAATTGAAAGGTTTGCAGAAATAGATACGGATGAAGAAGAATCAATAAGAAACTTAATAGAAGATATTGATACGGTGTATAGCTTATATATTCGTATTAAACACTCAAATTCAGATGGATTAGTTTCTTGTTATACTTGTGATAAAGTTGAAAAATATACTAAGATAGATTGCGGTCATTTTATACCTAGAGCAAATTTAATGGTAAGATGGAACGAACATAATACAAAGCCCCAATGTGTAACGTGTAACCAATATAAAGACGGTAATATAGAAGTATATAGGGAAAGATTAGACAAAGAAAATAATGGTATTTCCGATTGGTTATCTGAACAAGCAAGGCAAATATGGAAACCTACCCGAACCGAATTAAAAGAACTACTTTCAGAATATCGTCATAAACTTGAATTAGTAAAAAGAAAATTAAAATGAGTTCAGTACTTACCAAAGGTATATACCATTTAAACATAGCACTAGAGTATTTTAATGCTTTTAAAGTAGAGTGTAAACAAGAAGCAAAGTATCAAGCCGGAACATGGATAAAAAGAATAGAATGGCTTAATAATGATATTTATTCAGCACTTACACCAGAAGCAAAACAATTATTTAATGAAGAAATAAAGAAAGGGGATTTACTATTTCATGAGAATTTATCTGAAAATATATTACGAATGAATCCTGAACAAAGGGAAATGCTTGAAAAAATAGCTGAAGGAATTTTAAAAGGTGAAATAATCGAATACGAAAAACAATAAACATGGTACAAAGCACGTTAGTAAGTCCATACTCATTTGTGGGTATTAAAGGACATTTACAAGTACCCAATTCAGTAATGAAAAGGGAAGATAAGTTAAGGAAAGCAAAAAATATTATCAATGCTTGCATTATTTTTTATGGAGTCGGCACATTGGATAATTTTTTAAAACCAAACCGAACTTCCGATGTAGTAAAGGCAAGACACATAGCCGCCTACTTAATTAAAATGCACACAGGAATGACCGATGTAGATATGTGCAAGCTATTCAATCGGGATAGAACCACTTGCATACATTCGGTACAGGTTATTACAGGTTATTTAAAAGTAGGTGACCCACCCGAAATAAAAGACGAACTTCGGCAAATATTAGATATGCTATAACCCCAAAAACACCCCCCAACAATGCACATACTCTACACCGTATTGTCAATATTAGGAATTATATTTTTTATTGGTTGCATAGGTATAGGTATTTACTTCTTAGGTTACGATAAAGGTTGGAAAGAAGCCAAAGAATCCAAAACTGACTACTGGCAAAAAATAGAAAAAGACTACAATGAATTAAAATTAAAGTTGCTGAATAAAAAGTAATTACTATCTTTATGATGCTTTTTTTCTTTGTTTCATTGTGTATGTTTTTTGGTTTTCCCCGACTTATTTCCATAGGTCGGGGTTTTTTCGTATATTAATTTTTGAAAATGTTAATAAATAATCCTAATTTTACTTAACCTAACCCCTTAAAAATGCTCACGAAAGATGAGATTAATAAAATAATAGCGGATAATTGGGATAATAAAACTAATTCAGAAATTGGTAAACTTTGTGGCGGGTTAAGTGACGATTCAATACGGAAACGGGCAAAAAAAATACCCGGACTTAAAAAGAAAGGATTAGATTTTGGGGCAAAACTTAACCGAAAAAAAGCATCTGAACTACATGAAGCCCTACAAAAAGAATGTGAAGAAGTAGGTATACCACAGCAAGACGTAAACCATTATTGGTATAAAGGGGAACATTTCTCAATACATGTAGGCAACAAAAAAGTTAATTTATGGGATTTAAAAGAGAGTATTATAGCAGATATGCAACAATATTCCCCAAAATATCCAGTAATTAATTACCCAACAATAACAGACCCCCACCTACTTGTATTAGACCCCGCAGATATACACATAAATAAGCTATGTAGTGCATTTGAAACAGGAGATGCCTATAATACAGAAACAGCCGTAAAAAGGGTAAAAGAAGGTGTTACGGGCATTTTACAGAAGTCGCAGCCGTATAACATAGAAAAGATACTTTTTATAATTGGAAACGATATTTTACACACAGATAATCCCAAAAGCACAACCACTAGTGGAACATTTCAAGATACCGAAATGATGTGGTATGATGCCTTTAAAGTAGCCTTTAAGTTGTATGTAGATATAATTGAAATGTTACTAACGGTTGCCCCTATAACTATCCAATATGACCCTAGCAACCACGATTATTTAGTAGGATTTTTACTTGCACAGGGAATAGAAGCATGGTTCAGAAATAACGAAAATATTAAATTTAACGTAACAATAGCACATAGAAAGTATTTTAGATACGGTAAAAATTTGATAGGGACTACTCACGGGGATGGGGCAAAAGAAACAGATTTAGCCCTACTTATGGCACATGAAAGCAAAGATTGGAACGAATGTAAACACCGATATTTCTATGTCCACCATATCCACCATAAAAAAAGTAAAGACTATATGAGTGTATGCGTGGAAGCCCTTAGAAGCCCTAGCGGTACGGATTCGTGGCATCATAGAAATGGTTACCAGTTCTCCCCTAAAGCAGTAGAAGGATTTATACACCACCCTGAATATGGACAAATCAGCCGGATTACACACTTATTTTAAGAAAAATTAACCACAATGATTGAACTACCCGACACCTTTTACCAACTTTCAAAGAAAGAACAAGAAGAATACCTAAAGAAGTATCTATCTAAATACTATGCTGTTACAGATAACATAAAAAAGTTATTAGGAATAATTAGGGGGCATCATAGGAAAATAACCGAAGAAGATTTATCTTAGGGGTATGAATAAGGTAAAAAAGGTCATACACCGTAAATTAGGGAAGGAAAGGGCTATGGGATTAGCTTATTGTGATAATGGAGAAATACACATAGATGAACGGTTAAATGGCAAAGAACACCTTGAAATTTGCATACATGAAATGGAACATATATTAAATCCAAAGTGGGCTGAAATAAAGGTACAAGGTCATGCTACGGAAATAGCTAGGATATTATGGGAGATAGGTTACCGTAGAGTATCAGTTTAAATTCCCCTTAACAATAATCTTCATTTTTTCAGTCATAGGTTTATCTGCTAATATTAATTCCTTAATAGCTGATATTAGGTTTTCATTTTCCAACTTTAACTGGACATTTTTAAAACGTAAATTCATTATAATAGTTTCCTGTTCTTCTATTATTTCTTTGTCTGATTTACCTTCGTATAATATGTTTAAGTCGTCTGTATCTTCCATATAAAATTGGTTATTGATTAATAGATTTAAGGAATGATTGTTTTTCTATTTCTATTTCCGAAAAGTTGTGTTCGTGTTGTGGGGATTGGTCAAAAGTATTGAAACTGGAAGAACAATGTAATACGCATGAATCTACGGCTTTATTCCATATAGTTTCAGCCGTCTCCCTATCCATCTTAATTGCTCCCATCTTACGGGCTTTTATGTGGGCTTGGCGTTCAAGAATTGTTATTTCGTTATGAGTAAAAGTATCTTCCGATGCAATGTTTTTCTGGTTAGGATAGTATGGATACTCCCTTTCCGCTTCTTTCCTTAACTCCTCCTCTGTCATTGTTGGGGGATGGAATTGGTCGGCATAATCATTCAACATTCCAACCAATTTACTAAATTCTGGCGTTTTACTCATATCTTCAATAGAAGCCATATCTGTTTCAGGCGTTCCTGTTTTGGTCATAATAAATTTCCACAAAAACTCCTCTGCACTAAGTATTTTATCTTTTGTCATAGGGTTTATTTTGATTGTACCATTTAATAAATTCAACCATAGCGTTAAATAATGCTTGTTCTTTTGTATCAAACACATGGTGTTCAATAGGCGGTTCTTGATGCCATATTCTCACAAATGTTGTATCTATTGTAACTCTAGGAAGTGTTTGCCCATCAACTGAAGTGTGTTCTATTTTTTCGACAACTGTCATTTGCTGTTTAATATCCTTATGATATTTTAACTTGTCAAATGGGATAACTTTATTATCGCCAAAGTCGTAAAATGAATACTTTGGGTCGGAATAAATGCTTTCGTGTTTTAAAACACCGCCCATAAATTCAGCTATTAGCTTATTACCTTCAATTATTTCTATTTCTTGCATCTTATTTACTTATTTAACTGGTTAATGGTTTCAAAATAAAAAACTATTCGTTTTGGTGTTTCTTGAATTAGATTGTATCTTTTAGCAAATCGATAATTCGCACTCCAGTTATTCAATCTTTTAATTTGTTCAGATATTTCACTTCTAAACAACTCTAGGTGATGTGAACTTTTCCATTTATTGCATACTGAACAAGCGGGTAAAAGGTTATCAATGTGGTTTAAATCATCGGGTGTCAAATGAGATAAAAACGGTGGTATTTTAAAATTTTTAATAACATAACTTATAAAATCACGTTGCGGGATAATATGGTCAACTTGAAACTTCCCATTCAATTCAGAACCACAATATGCACATTTGCCATTGCACTTGCCATAAACTAATTTTCTGTCAATCTTAGCCATTATTCTTATTTAACTGGTTTAATAAAAACGGTATGTAAGTGGCAGGATTGGGTACTTGCATTACGTTTCAATCTTTTTAGCATATCACTTAGGGTTAGAAGTTTTTTGGTTTTACAGACCATTTCTGAACTGCATTCAGGTGAACTCCTGTGTTGCCGCCGTCCCGGTGATTCGGGTGTGTCCTCGACTAACCCACTTAGCGTCTAATTCCGCCACACTTACATAACCGTTATTTGTTGCTTTGGGCGATACGCATAACCCGCTGATGATTTTCCGACTCGAACGGTCAACGTGATGGCATTAAAAGGACTGATTACCTTCTACTTTCTGCATTTTTACACCATTGAGAAATTAACGCCACCCATCACAACAAACTATTTTAAAAGAACTTGTTTACTACTTACCTATAAAATTTTTCCAGTCTTCCAAGTTATCATTTACAAAACTCTGTGCTTCTTCTTCTGAAAACGAGCAAAGGCGGGGACTGACGCTCGCGCCAGCGTAGAGGTAGATGACCAGCACAAAGCCATCATTTTCGCGACCGTCGTTATAGGCTTGCATATCTAAATATGGGAACCATTTTTTCTGATTGTAATCGTTCCAGTTAAATTTTCTGCCGTTGTGAATCACTTCATTGATTGTTTCCAATCTATGTAATGAGTAATGCGCTTTGCGCTGATTTTCTGGCATAAAATCGAAATGTGCAAGGGTTAAGGGGGTAATGCCCTTAGTCTTACAGGCTGACTCATATGTTACTTTTTGATACATACACTTTATTTTTTATTAAGGAATAGGTTATATAGTTCGGTTGTTAGGGTTTAGGGGTGCGGGAAGTAACTTTTTAATTATATCATAAGACATACAATAGGCTGCATTTTTACCACGATTAAAAGAACGAAATTCAAATGGGTCAGACGGGTCACTACATTGACCAAAGTCATCTTCTAATCGGTTTAATGCTTCTTTGTTCAAATGAAATATTTCAATAAGTGCATTTTTCAAATCTTCAACACTTATCCACTCAACTGCATCTGTTTCTTTTGGGAGAGATAGTAAATGTAAAAAATGCTTTGCTTCATTTACGGATAACAAAACACCTTCTTGATGCCCCCAATTTCTATCATCAGGATTTTCATTATTACAATAATTTATTCTTTTTTTCAATTCTTCTGTCAGTTTATCTGTATTCATTGGTTATTTATTTTTTTTATATGGTTTTCTGTTTTGAATGCAATCAAGTTCATAAAATAGCCTATCAAGTTCTTTTATAAATCTTGCTGGGACTTGCATAATACCGCCAATAGTTTCGTGACTCATATCTTTTACCATTCTACTTGCTTTATCAACAATTTCATCTTTTTTTAAAATGGACAGGATTGAGTATATTTCATTAACGTGGTCATCAATACTTTTGCTCATTGGTTAGTTATTTACGGGTGATTGAAAATTTACTATCTAATACTTTGTACAGTTCATTTGCACTCCATCCTTTAGCATTGTATATCTGCAAAACTTTAGACCAAATTTTATGTTTTTCCTCTACTGATTGTGTTATTGGGATAACTACTGTTCTTGTTTTATACCCTATCTCTTTAGCAAATTTTAAATTTTCTTCTATTTTAAAATTAAACCAATCATCCCCATCAAATGGATCACAATACTGATTCTGAAACCTAAAATCTCTCCATTCCTCCAATATATCACCTTCTTTTCCTGTGAAGGTTCCTATTATGGGGTATTTGTTTGGGAAATGAGAATAGGTATCACGAACAATCTCAAGTAAATAAGGTTCAGGTAATAGATGTAGGGTGTATTGGTTATTCATTTGACAAATGGTTTATCGTAAATACATTTTAATGATAAGTATTCGTGGTAAGGAACAACCTTAACTCTACCACCATTTTTTAAGGCATCAATTATTTGTTTCTTAATATGTTGGCTTATCCAACTCGGATCGCCCGCACTTATCAAATAACCGTCTGAATCTAATATTACTCTAACAGGTCTTATATCTAATTTTTCGTTTCCCATTTTGTTTATTTGTTAGTTGGGGGTGTTAATTATTTTATCTACTCGATTGTATTTTGTTGCAGAATCTAAATATCTAAGTGTTTCAGAATTATAGTATAATGCTTTATTTGAATAAAAAATAAATGTGTCAGTTGATGAACGAACATCCATTTTATTTTCAAAATAACGGGTAGAATCCTGCATAGTATGTGCAGTTTCAATAAACATATTAACCAATTTTAATTGCCTATTTATAGGTATAGCCCAAAATATTGTTCCCAACACCGAAAAAACTATCATTGCAAATATTAATTTACTCATTTTATATACTGTTTAGGGTTAGGTAGTTAATAAGATACTGAAATAGTTTTATTTCTTATTGTATCGGTAATTGATATTGGGGTAATATAATTTCTTTCTCCCGGTGCAAACCAAATTATCTGCTTCGGAACTTCAACCAAAGAAGATTCTATCTTATACACTTTATCCCCTATTTTAATGAAATGTATTTTGTCGGTTCGTAGTATTTCTAGGGTGTCTGAATTTGGTTTTATAATCCAATACGTTTCTTTGCCACCGTTGGTAAAAGTTAGTTCAGATACAATAAGAGTTTTTAAAGTATCACCCCAAAAAACAGATGATTTTTTTTGCCCACTACAATTAACAACAACAAAGAATAAGGTTAATACTAGAAGCTTTTTCATATTATGGTTTAAGGTTTATATTCAAAAGTAAAAATAATTATCAGTACTATATAGTGTTGTTTTATTTTTTAATGGTATTTTAATCGTTCATTTTAGTTTGTATAATTCTCAATTCTATTGGTGAGTATTGTTGACAATTAAACTGTCGTAAATAACCATTAATAATAGTCAATAACATTCTATTACTTAGCTTTCCTATTTCTTCTTCTGTATGTTCTTCTTTAGTATGGTAACTAAGTAACCTCAATTGAGTTTCATATATCTTTCGGGAATAGTAGTTCATCGGGATTTATTTTTGATTTTTTTCTCTCCATTCAAGTTGCTGCATAAGGGATAAACCTTTCGGCATTTGTTTTTGGGGTTCTATTTTTAAAAATGCTTCTTTTTCTAATTTGTTTTCATCCAAATTAACCCCAATACTATCCCTTCCCCTTGCTGCACTTATTAATGGGTTACTTCTATTTTCTTTTTCTAATTCCAGTTCCCGTTTATATTTTTCAAGGTTTATTTTATTTTTACTGCCCTTTGGTCTACCTTTGGGGTTTCTTTTTTCGGGTTCCGGCTTGTTTTTGTTATTGTGGTAGGTTACCCTACATTCAGGGCTACAAAACTCTTTTGGTCGTCTGCCGGGGGTGTGAATTAACTCTTTCCTGCATTTTGGGTTTTTACAGTTTGTTTTCATTTCGTTTAAATAATTTATACAAAGTAAACGTATTTATTTTAATATTCTAAACTATTTTATCAATTTTAATTATATTTTAATACTATACCAACTCCCTCCCCCTTTTAATCCTTACCCCCCCCAATATCCAATAAATATCCCAATGCAGCCCCTAAAAATCCAAAGGACTACCAAACCTTCACAAACCTAATTATCTCCCAACCATAAGCCTATAAATAGCATCTACGCCCTATTTCCCCCCAATAACACCACAACAAATAAACAGTTAATCCCAATAGAACAATCCAATAACCAACTGGCAACAATCCTAAATTAACACCCCCAAATCTATTTATACTTATCTTACCACTTCATTATCAATCATTTAAACCATAAACTAAGGCAAAACCAAAAGTCAAATCTTAAAAGGAAAGGTACTCCCCTTCAAGTTTCCTAATTTCCCCTACGGATTTGCCTACCCGTCAAATAGTGGTCACTACCTAAGCATCTAAGTGTTTTGATTTCTTTTTATTGAGTGGGATAATGTGTTGGGTTTGTTGATTTGTGGGCTAGAGATGGCTGTAAATGGGTAAGGAATTGATTTTAAAGTGTGATTTGTTATGTGTTTTGTTGGGTATATGTCGAAAATCCTAACTGATTTCACTATTTGATGTGATTTTTGTACCCGATTGGGTATGTTTTGGTAAGTGATTGCTTTACTTTTCTGATTAATTGTAAAGCTATATGCTTACTTTTTGTACAGATTTATGTACATATATTGTAGTGTTTTGCATGAATTTTCAATTAAAATCTCTTCAAATTATGCGGTGAATAACCCCCTTAATCACCGCAATTCAATATTTTAAGCCTATTTTAATTGTGTATTGTTTTATGGGTGTTTAATTTTGGGGATATAATTCAATTTAATGACCCCTGAAGAAAAGCAATTTGAAAAGAATAAGTTAGATATGATGTTAGAACTTATCCAAACATTATTCCTACACTACATAGAAGATAATCAATTGGTTGAAAACTCCCCTATACTTAAACCAAAAGCAAAAAAATGTTGGGATAACCTAAAAGATATTCAGAACCATATAAATATTTGATTATGAGTAATTCACTAGATTGTTTACTTATTGGTAACCGTAAATCAGAACAATTACACAGACAAGCTGCAATAAAAATGTATTCAATTCAATATGCTCAATGGATAAAAGAAAATAATCACATTGTATCTGATGAAACATTTGGTTTGTTTTTAGAAGAATCTGCAAAAAAAATGTTTGAAGAAATAAAAAAATAACCGAACCATTATGCAGATAACAACCGTATCATATAATCGAACATACCCTACTGCTCAATACGCAAATGAAAAAATAGGTATGGAAGCAAGCATAGGTGAAAATGAATCCCCCGAAGAATCCATAAAAATATTAAAAGAACTATGCGACCATATACACAAACAAAACAACCCCCACCTATACCAAGAACAAGATACACAATACACATTCGATACTAACAACGGAGAAATAAAAGTATCAAAAGATTTTTGGGAAGAAAAACCCACACAACTAACTGAAAACCAACCCCTAACCCAAGAACAAAAAATACACAACCTAATAACCCAATCTACATCCCTACCCGAACTAAAACAATGGGAACTATTATCTAACAATAATAAATACCCATCCCTTAAACCCGCTTACCAAGAAAAATTAAAAGAATTAACTAAATAATTTACACGATATGTCAAGGAATAGAGATAATAGTAGAGTACCGCATACTTGCCCTATTATAGATAATGTTGTTGGTTTTTTAAATAGTATTGATTGGGATGATAACGAAAACGACCTAGAAAAAGAATGCAGAAATGTGTTATCGATACTTGAAGATATTAGAACAGCTAATTTAAATTTAAGAGAATGGGGTAATGATGAATACAAGAGGGCAAATGAAGCAGAAGATGAATTATCGGATGCCAAATCAATTATATCAGACTTACAATCTGAAATAATTGATTTGAAACAAGAAATAAAAGAATTAAACAAATAAATGACAGTATAATGGATTTTAGCCAAACAACAATCAGATGCTCTTCATTAGGCTCAATTATGAGCAATCCAACAGGTAAAACACCTATGGAAAAGTATTTATTTGCTCTTGAAACACTAAGTAGAAAGTTAGAACAATACGAAAAAATGAAAAAAAAGGATGGTGTAACTGGGTTAAAACTTGTTTCAGATATTGATGCACTTAACCAACTGTTACCCGAACTTGAAGCCAATAAGGATGCCGAATTTCTTTCCAAAAGCTGCCAATCTTACCTAACAAAAACTTATGCTTTAGAGAAATACAACCGTATAAAAGACGTACAAACTAAGGAAATGGTAAAGGGAGTTGAGGTAGAAGATGAAAGTATCATGCTATTTTCTAAGATGGAAGGCAAAATATACGAAAAAAATACATTAAGGCTTAACAATACCGTAGTATCAGGCACACCTGATTTGTTTGATGGTGAAAGTATAGACAAAGCAACAAGGGTAATCGACATAAAAAGCAGTTATGATATTGAAACTTTCCTAAAAAACGTTAATCAACCAATAAATAGCGGGTACTATTGGCAATTACAAGGTTATTTGTGGCTTACAGGCGCAACAGTAGGCGTTATTTCATATTGCTTAGTCAATACACCCGAAATCATTATTAATCAACAGGCAGAGTTCCTATTAAGAAAGTTAGATGTAGCCACCACTGATAACCCAAAATACCAAAAAGAGTATCAAAAACTGTTACGCAACATGACATTTGATGATATACCAATGGAAGAAAGAATTATTAGGATAGAAATTGAAAGAAACGATGATGATATTGAGAAAATATATAAAAAAGTGTTAAAATGTAGGGAATATTTAGCTGAATTTCAAGAAAAACATCTGTTTTTTACCAAAAATTACAGAAAAGAAACAATAAATAGTGCAGAACTTGAAGATTAAAACCGCAAAAACCCGCAAATAAAAAAGTATTATCTTTGCTTAATGGTAAGAAAGGTAATACTCAACATAACACCACAAACAAACGTAAGAGCAACGCAAGGTGATAGGATATTTTTCCGAATACCAAGAGAAAAATTACGCCCCGCAGGATTAAAGAGACTACTTCGTTTAGAAAGATACAACCAATATAAGATAGATTTATTGGCGGAAGCCAAGTTTAAAAACTTCACCCACCCAGAACAAGGTGGGTGTATTACTTTCTATATACCCATGCCCCGAACATGGAGAAAGTTTCAAAAAGAAACAATGGCATGGAAATTACACCAATCAAAACCCGACCTTGACAACCTATTAAAAGCCTATTTTGATGCACTTCTTACCGAAGATAAAGGTATATGTCATTACGAAGCAAGAAAGGTTTGGGTTGACTTTCCTGCAGGATGGATTGAAATATCTGTCAAAGAGCCAGAGTATCTAACAAAAGAAATTCCCCGTTCAGTTAAAGATTTAATGTAGCCATCGTAAGCGATGATGTGTAGTTAGTGAGTATTATATAATATTCCAATGTTGCAACAATGATGTTTAG